CTACAACTTACCGTCATGATTTCAAAGAGACAATGTGCTTTCTTGGCAATCATGATGGTAGCTGGAGGTTCTGTAGCATTGCGTCTACCCCGAGCTTTTGGCAAAACTGAGCAGCCCAAACGTGAAGACCTTGACATTGTGAGATGGGTTTTACGGTTGCGCATGGACATTGTGTCCGCCGCGCGTACAAGGCTGCTAAACTATGGAAGTGAAACACCATACATTGCTTCGCACGTCGTGCGCAGCACTTTCGCTCAGCTCCCATTAGTGAAGTCCCGAGAGGTTAAGGGACACTCCCACCCCACCGCGCAGGCCCTGCGCACCCAAGCGAACTGCTTTGCAAACAGCTTCGCGGCAGCGATCGGCAGCCGCCGCTATGACCTCCAGACGTCGAGGTCTAATCAGCGGTCTGGGATACGTGGTCGGAGAGATTACTTTTGGGCTAAGGACCTGGTCGCGGAGGACCAGGATGACGAAATCGGTTACAACGATGTTGTGACGATGATTGACGTCGACTACTACGTTGACATGCCAAGCAGACTGGCCAACGACCCCCGAACGTACCTATTGTACACCTCAAACCCGACAACCGCAGCTGGCACCCAAGATGATGCCAGCCACCGGTTCGAAGGAAATGTGTACCATTTGGACGTGGCTGGGGGTGGAGGCTATTCTCACGAGCTTTGGGACTATAACCACGACGCTATACGTGTGTCCCAGAAATTCTTCGGGCTCACCATTGCCGACGTCTACTATAATGTGGACCGTCGCAGCGTGGCCGAGCACCGAGACCTCGTGTTGCTTTCGCATACCCGTACCGTAAAATACCCTCTGATCTTTGGAAGGTTGAAATCATCCCCTCTCGTTCGCCTCGCGCCACACTCGGACGGCTTCACGGTCATCCGCAGCAAACCGCGCGGTGAAGAAATGATTTCAATCGCCAAGAGCGGCGGGCGTTTGGCAGCCACCTTGTCCGCTTCGAAATTCGAGGCGCTTGAGCTGATCCACGAGCTACAGAAAACTCCACTCGGAGTTGGAGCCGTTGCGCGTGAGATCAAGGACGAAAAGGCAGCTGCAGTCATTGTCAGCTTCATCCGGGCTAAAGCCCGCGCCAAGGGAGCGTACGTCGCGCCGGTCGAGGACGGCGTACGGGCTTACCGTTTCATCAGCGAAGGTGTGAGTGAAGACCAGACTGCTAAGTGCGGCGTGATCGCGTTCATGTCGCCCATCCTGGATCGTGCTGCGGCGCCTATTCTTGACAAGGCGGCGGAGGAACGCGCGGTCAAGGGACGCATTCAGGAAGTCAAACCCCGGGAGCTACCCGCGGATTCATTCACGGAACAATGTATGGTTGAGTTCACCGAACTATTGTGTGGGAACACCACCCTAGAACCTGCCAGCCCTGACGATGTCTGGGAGAGGCAAGACCGACCGTCCCAGCAACGCATTTTGGCTGACGCCGAGAACCTGTCGTCCCCCGACCGCCGTATCTCCTCATTCATCAAGAAAGAGGCCTATGGCGAACCGGGCAAAGACCCCAGGATCATCTCGACGATCAACGGCCAAGACAAATTGCACTATTCGCGCTACACTTACGCTTTGTCTGACCTCTTGAAGGACGTACCCTGGTATGCCTTTGGTTTGACTCCAGCACAGGTGGCTGAACGAGTGGTTGACGTGTCCTCCGGGGCTGAAAGCCTTTATCTGACTGACTTCTCGAGGATGGACGGCAGGGTTGCTGAGCCCCTGCGCCGCCTTGAGAGAATGATTATGTTCAGGCTGTTCCCGACGCATATCGATGAGCTTGATGACCTCATGCGTTCCCAGTACGACCTCAAAGCCCGCCTGCCACGCGGGACCAAATATGACACCGGCACATCCAGAAGCTCTGGATCTCCAGAGACTAGCGTGTTCAACACTATATCCTCAGCTTTCGTGTCTTACTGCGGCCACCGCCGCACTAAGGACGGCTCAGGATACCGCGGACCCGACCAGTCGTGGGCCCTCTTGGGCCTATATGGAGGAGATGACGGTTTCACACCCGATGCCGACGCCCGCGCTATGCAGCGTGCGGCCGAACGCGTCGGGCAGGTCCTCACCGGCGAGGTACTGCAGAGAGGTGAACCTGGGGTCAATTTCTTGGCGCGTTATTACTCACCAGACGTGTGGTACGGAGACGACAACTCGTGTGCAGATATCTGCAGACAGTTGGCAAAGTTCCACACCACGGTGCGTTTACCGGATACTGTCTCACCAGCTGACAAACTGCTGGAGAAAGTTCGTAGCTTTGCTGCCACGGACCCACATACCCCTATTATCGGTGACATCATTGACAAGACATTACAACTTGCCAGTGGCCCTGTCACCGACCACGGGTTGGGTTCTTGGTGGTCACGTTTCGACCGCACGGTACAGTATCCGAACAGGCCCGCTGAGTGGATGTCCGACTTGTTCGCGAAGCAGGTCCCCGACTTCGACCACGACACTTTCCACAGTTGGATCCGGTCTGCCAGGAATATTGGCGACATCCTTCGCGCACCCTTGTGCGAGGAGACACCGGAACCCAGTCCAACCAAGGCTCCCTACGAGGTAGATGGCAGAACCATCAAACCAGATAGTGTGTAAGCCTTACAACCCCCGCTTGCCCTGTTATTTGCTCAGGGCACGCCTCG